GGTCGCTCCCGAACGCTACTGACACGAAAGGAACCGAGATGCCAGCAATAGTCACAGCCTCACAGCTTAGATCAATTCTTGGTGTCTCGGTTTCTTTATATTCTGACGCACAGCTTGATTCATACATTGATTCTGCTGAGCAAACGATTTTGCCTTTACTTACGCAATACCAATCATCGGTGACTTTTGCCAATGTGGATAATGCCGTCATTTATTTCACAACTATCCGGCCGAATTATTTTGTGCCGGGGCAATCTGTCATTGTTACCGGGGCCGGAACCTACAATGGCACTTACACAGTCACCGATGATCGGATTGAGCCTTACACATTTACAGCGGCCACAGCTGCCGCAGATCGCACATATCCATTGCCATTTATTCCAAGCGCATTGGCTACATTAAGCGGATCATCAGCTGCACAGCTCTACGCAAGCACGCCGCCGATTGAAAACGCAATTTTGGTTGTTTCGGTTGAGATATTTCAAAGCATCACAGCTCCCGGCAATCAAATTATGGCAGACAATTTTCAGCCATCACCATTTGTGCTTGGTCGCAGCTTGACCAATAGAGTTATTGGATTGCTTGGGCCTTTTATTGATGTTGAAACAATGTGCCAATGACCATCGAAGCTGATATTCGCACACCATTGCAGACTGCACTTTCAACCATTGCAGCCAATGTGTATAACGGCATTCCAGAGGCAATGACTAGCCCAAGCATCTGTTTAATACCAGATGCACCTTATCTGGAAAGCGTTTTAATTAATGGATCAACCACAAAAGTCAAAGTCAATTTAACTGTCACAGGTGTTGTTGCGTATATGAACAATGCAGCAGCTTTGGACAATCTTGAACAACTAATGATTGACATCATCAGCACAATGCCAAATGGCTATGAAGTCGGCAATGTCAATCAACCTCAACCATTGGAAGTCGGTGCGGGCAAATACCTCACGGCCGATTTACAAGTCAGCACCTATTACACCAACTAAGGAGAAATCATGCCAACAACAATCGTCACCGGCAGAGACATCACTTTCACCATTGATGGTGATAACTACGATGCTCAAGCCACATCCGCAATCCTAACTATTGATTCAACAATCAATACATTTCAAACTTTGGACGGCAAGGCGTATTTTACGACTGATTCGCAAGGATCGTTTGCTGTTGAAATGCTTGCCGACTGGCCAGCAGGTGGATCACTATGCAACGCGCTATGGACAGCGGCAGACACAGCACCGAACACACCATTGGCGGTTGTCTTTACAGCTGCATCAGGATCGGTGTTTAATTTTGATGTGCAGCCAATTTTCCCATCAGCTGGAGGCACAGCACCGGATGCACAAACTGTTTCACTAGCATTTACCTGTGTGACCACACCAACACTATAAAAAGGAGATCGGGAGCATGAAACTACCAATCACAATCGAATTCACCACCGGGGAGAGCGCAACTTATACCGCGCTCCCACCGGAGTGGATGAAGTGGGAACAGAAAACCGGAAACACAATTCAGCAAGTGGCCGACAAATTGGGCATTGGTGATTTAATGTTTTTGGCGTATCACGCAAGCAAGCGCGAGGCAGCAGGCAAACCTGTCAAGCCATTTGAGGTGTGGTGTGAAACTGTAACCGACATAAACATGGGAGAAACCGAAAACCCAAAAGTTACGAATCCGGATCAATAAACCGGATTATTTGGGAGTTGGCAATTCACACAGGATTGTCACGATCAGAGTTTCAAACCGCCGAAGATATTTTGACCGCTTTTGAGATACTGAGGATAAAAAATGGCAGTTGATCCGATTAGCTATGATAAGAGTGATTTACGCGGCATTGTCAAAGCTTTCAAAGCCATGGATGAAAAAGCTGTAGAACAGGCCAAAGGTGTCTCAAATGGCTTGGCTACTTATGTGCAATTTAAAATTATTGCATCAGCTAGTGGCCGGCCAAATAAAGCGGCATCACGAATTGCTCAAGGCTCACGGGTAAGCAAATCATCAAAAATTGGTGAATTGTCATTTGGCTTTGTGTCTCAAAAATTTAGTGGTGGGGGTACAACTCAACAGCTTTGGGGCGGTTACGAATTTGGCTCCAATAAATATAAGCAATTTCCCGTGTGGTCGGGCCGTGGTGCTCGCGGTGGATCAGCTGGATATTTTATATATCCCACCTTGCGCGCCGAGCAGCCACATATCATTTCAGAGTGGGAAAATGCATTTACTAAGATTTTGAAGGAGTGGTGATGGCTGGTCAAAGTAGAACACTCAAGCTCTCGATTCTTGCTGATGTAGATGAGCTAAAGAAATCGCTTACCACCGGATCAAAAGATGTTGATGGATTTGCCGGCAAAATAGGAGATTTTAGCAAAAAAGCTGCATTGGCATTTGCAGCCGTAGCTGCAGCAGCTGGAGCGATGGCCATCAAGGTTGGTGTGGATGCTGTCAAAGCTGCCAGCGACTTAGGCGAAACAATCTCAAAGGTCAATGTTTTATTTGGTGCAACCGCCAAAGACATTGAAAAATTTGCAGATGGTGCTGCAACATCGCTTGGACAAACTAAACAACAGGCGTTAGATGCAGCAGCTACATTTGCCACATTTGGAAAATCTGCTGGTTTAAGCGGACAAGATTTGAACAAGTTTTCAATTGACTTTGTAAAACTATCATCCGACCTTGCCTCATTCAACAACACGACACCCGAGCAAGCAATTAATGCAATTGGCTCAGCTTTACGCGGTGAGGCTGAACCTTTAAGAGCTTACGGCGTTTTGCTTGATGATGCATCATTGCGTCAATCTGCATTGTCATTGGGAATCATAAAAACAACCAAAGAAGCCTTGACACCACAGCAAAAAGTTTTGGCAGCCCAAGCTCTTATTTACCAGCAGACATCAGCTGCACAAGGAGATTTTGAGCGCACCAGCGATGGATTGGCCAACAAAACACGAATTCTTACAGCTCAATTAGAGAATGCAAAAGTGACCATTGGCAATGCTCTTTTGCCGGTTGTTTTGGAACTAGCCAATTTCTTTTCAGAAAAGGTTATTCCAATTGTGCAAAAGGTTGCCGATGCTTTTGGATCAAAGTCAGAAGGCATGAATGGCACTCTAACCAATCTTGCAAATTCCATTAAATCTTTTGTTCAACCTATTTTTGAAGGTTTCAAATCGGCTTTTGATAAAATAAAAGCCACAGTTATTGAAAACAAAGATGAATTCGAGGATTTTTTTGATGTTATTAAAGCTGCAGCTCCCATTATCGGAACTGTCATTGGAGCAGCCTTTAATTTGATTGGAAGCATTGCAAGCGTTGTTTTAAACATTATGGCAAATGTTGTTGGAGCTTTGCGCGGATTGATTAACACCGCAATTGATCTAATCAACATTGCAATTAAAGGTTTTAATTTAATCAAACCGGGTGCAGACATTGCTCCAATTGGGAAAATTGGGTCAAGTAGTGGAAGCGGTAGTTTTGCCACAGGTGGAGCACCGGGTGCAATCTCAGGTGGAGGCAGCTCAACTGGAGGTGGAATTACTGGTGGCGGATTAACGGGCGGAGTTCTTGGTGGTGGTGGCTTAACAGGTGGAACAACTGGAGGCAGCACATCCGGCGCTTCCGGAGGCATAGCAGCTGTAACAAAAAAGGTTACAAAGGTTGTTGATGATGTAGCAGGTGCATTTGATAATTTTGCAAGTGGCACAACAACATTGGCAGGCATTATGGCAGCATCAAACCAGCCATTTGCATTTGGCACATCCGGAGTAAATACCAATTCATTGGCTGGAATTATTGCTGCATCAAACACGCCAACAGTTACAATAAATGTCAATGCTCCATCAATTATTGATGAGGAGGCATTTAGCCGAGCAACTACAAACGCTTTAAACAATTCATCATTTAGAGGTACAAACGGAGCCAATAATCTGGTGTTTTTATGACACTTTTTAATCCTGTTTGGCGTGTCACTATTGGCGGCGTTCAATATCAAACAGCTATTTTGGCCAATCTTACCATTACCAGCGGTCGCACCAACATTTATGAGCAAGCAAATGCCGGTTATACAAATCTTGAAATCATCAATTTAAATCAATCAAATGTGTTGATTGAAATCAATGATTCGCTGACCATTGAATTGCAAGATTCGACAGCTACATTTGTGCCAATTTTTGGTGGGTCTGTCGTTGATGTAGGCATTGCCGTGGCCGAGGTTGGCAGCGTTGATTATGCTCAACGCATCAGAATTGTTGCATTGGGCGCATTGTCCAGATTGCCAAAGGCATTGACAGATGATGTTTTATCGCAAGATTTTGATGGAGATCAGATTTACACCATTTTAAAAGAGGTGTTGTTTTTGTCATGGCAAGAAGTGCCACAAGCATTAACATGGGCAACTTATGATCCAACGACCCAATGGCAAGATGCCGAAAATAGTGGATTAGGTGAAATTGATCAGCCGGGCAATTATGAGCTTGCAGCTAGGACATCCTCAGTCATTGATGTTTATTCGCTTGTTTCAGCTTTGGCCACATCAGGCTTGGGCTATATTTATGAGTCGAGCACGGGCCAAATTAGCTATGCTGATTCGACACACCGCACAACATATTTAGCCGCCAATGGCTATGTTGATTTGACTGCCAATCAAGCTTTGGCAACAGGTTTGAGTATCCAATCCCGTGCTGGTGATGTGCGAAACACCATTACGCTGAAATATGGCACAAATTCACAAAATGAGGTCAGCGCGGTTGATCCTGCATCGGTCGGCTTATATGGCCAGCTTTCTCAGATATTTACAACAACCATTAAGCACGCAGCCGATGCTCAAGATCAAGCCGATTTTTATTTAGAGCTAAGAGCCTACCCACGCTTTAATTTTAACAACATCACATTTGAGCTGACCAATCCAGAGCTTGATGATGCTGACCGCGATGATCTGATTAATGTCTTTATGGGAATGCCTGTCAATATCGCCAATTTGCCACTCAACATGAATTCCGGCAATTTTCTGGGTTTCGTTGAAGGCTGGACATTTTCGGCCAGATATAATCAAGTCAGCGTTTCAATGATTGTTTCACCGATTTCATTCTCATTGCAAGCCATGCGATGGAATGATGTGCCGGTGACAGAACTATGGAACACAGTCAATCCAACTCTGGATTGGATCAATGCCACAATTGTGGCGTAAGGAGAAAACATGACAAATCCAACGAGCAATTATGGATGGCAAATGCCAACGGCCACAGATTTGGTCACGGATTT